ATGTTCGCCTTTCAATGCCGTTCAGCAAAGTAGATAAGGAACGAAGAATCGTTTCTGGCTTTGCTACGCTTGACAATGTTGACCGACAGTCTGACATTGTTACTGCAGAGGCTTCTATGAAAGCCTTTTCCAAGTTCCGTGGCAACATCCGTGAAATGCACCAACCTCTAGCAGTTGGCAAGATGGTATCGTTCAAAGAAGACAAGTACTTCGATCCTGAGTCAAAGAAGTTCTATTCAGGCGTTTACGTATCAGCATATGTTTCTAAGGGTGCTCAGGATACTTGGGAAAAGGTCTTGGATGGCACCCTTTCTGGCTTCTCAATCGGCGGTAGAATGAACAAGTATGAAGATGCATACGACTCAAACGTTGACAAGCAAATTAGAATTATTAAAGAGTACGACCTAATGGAACTATCTCTAGTAGACACTCCAGCAAACCAATTCGCCAATATTCTATCTGTTCAAAAGGTAGATGGCGTAGACACCATTAAGGGAGACTCCGTAAACACTGAAATCGAAAACGTGTTCTGGGACCCAGAGTCTGGCGTTGTAAAGATTTCTGAAAATGAAGCAGAGGTAAGCCCAACCACTGGAGCACCAATGCAAAACATAGGTTTCGTTGAAAAGAACGATAACGAAAAAACAGATATGATAAAGTTCTTAGTTGATAGTGCTAAAGGCATTAGTGCATCTAAGATTAACAAGGAGGTAAGTCCTATGACTGACACAACAAATGAAGTAGTTCTTGATGCACCAGCCGAAGAGGTTGTTGCTGAAGAGACTACAGTTGAAGAATCACAGGTCGCTCCAGAGGCAGACGCAGGCGAAGAAGTAACTGAAGATGCTGTTGAAGAGGTAGAAAAGGCTGAAACCACTACTACCGTTGTTCCAATGGAAGAGGCTCTAAATCTAGCCGAAGCCAGTGAAGAGCAGGAATCAACAGACGAAGTTGTAGAGCCTGTTGCTAAGTCAGACGAGGCTCTTGAGACTGCAGTTGCAGACATCAAGGACACCGTCACAAAAGCCTTTAGCGATCTAACTGCGGTTGTTCAGGCACAAGCCGAGCAAATCGCAGAACTACACAAGTCAATTGCTGCAGTAAAAAATGAGGTAACTGCAACAAAGGGCGTGTTTGACGAGTTTGGAAAGAGAGTGGATGCTGTTGAGGCTGACACCGCTTTCCGCAAGTCTGGCGATCTAGGCGAGATCGTACAGGAAAATCAACCAGAATTGGTTGAGAAATCCCTATGGGGCGGACGTTTCCTCAAAACTGCCGATCTATTTAGATAACAACAAATAAAAAATCACTCAGGAGGTGAACAATATGTCGGAAGAAATTATCAAAAACCAACCAGGTACATCTGGTCAACTAGGAGACACTACTCCTGGTCTATATCAAGGACAGGGTGCATTCGCATCAGGTTCAGAAGATGGCTCAAACGTACCAGGTAACTATGCAACAACAGGTGCAATCGGAAACATTCCAGTAGCACTTGCAGGACTAACAACTGGTCCAAACGCAGTAAACCCTTCTGGTGAGGCAGGTAGCGGTATCCTTCGCCCAGAGCAAGCACGTCGTTTTATTGACTACGTGTGGGATGCCACAGTTCTCGCCAAGGATGGTCGCCGTGTGACCATGAGAGCAAACACCATGGAACTTGAAAAGGTTAACGTGGGAGAGCGTGTAATCCGTGCTGCTGCACAGGCTGTAGGTAACTACACCAACGCAGGTGCATCGTTTACAAAGGTAGAACTTACCACCAAGAAGATTCGTCTTGATTGGGAAGTTTCATCAGAAGCACTTGAAGACGGTATTGAAGGTGGTGCTCTAGAGGATCACCTAGTACGTCTTATGACAAATGCGTTCGCAAATGACATTGAGGACCTAGCAATCAACGGTACTGGCGACAGTGGCGATGGTGCATTCCTCGGTATCATGGAAGGCTTTATCAACAAGGCTAAGGAGAATGGCGATGCCCACGAGTCAGTAGTAACTGTCTCAGACAACGCTTGGACTCCAGATGTAATGCAGAACATTATCTTGGCTATGCCACGTAAGTATCGTGCACTTAAGAACAACCTTAAGTTCTACGCTGGTACTGACGCATTCCAGGGTATTATCAAGCACAACGGTACCCTAGCAGACGCTATTGCCGAGGCATTTGCTGGTACTCCAGCAGGTACCCCTGCAAACCGTCAGGCATACCTAGACGGTGCTGGTCAGACATTCGGTGGTGCTCGCACCACTCGTGTTCTAGGAATTGACGTTCAGGAAGTTCCTTACTACCCAGCAGGTTACGTTGACCTTACATTCCCTCAGAACCGTATTTGGGGTTTCCAGAGAGACATCACTGTAAACCGTGAATACAAGCCAAAGAAGGACACAATTGAATACACCGTATTCGTCCGCTTCGGTCTTCAGTGGGAGGAAGAGGATGCAATTGCATTCGCTGACGCAGGAGCAGACTCATAGTCTGTAACTACCCTTTAAGAGGGGGCAGGGCTTCGGCTCTGCCCTCTTTTTAATTTTATTCTGTTATAATTGTAATTTAGGAGGTAATTATGTCAGACGAACTAATTAACGAAGAAGAGGAATTCTTGGCACTTCTACAAGAAGAAGCAGAAGAACTCGCAGCAAAGGAACAAGAAGAGGCTGCTACCGAAGAGGTAGAAGAGGCTCCTGTAGTTGAGGAAGTTGTTCCAGTAGTAGAAAAAACAGAAAAGGTCGAAAAGCCAGCAAAGACTGAGAAGAAGCCTGTTGAAAACACTGTTGCACTACTGTCAACCAGAAATGTTTCATGGAACGGTGTTGGATCTGTAGAGGTTGGATTCAATATTGTAACCAAGGAACAGGCAGAGAAATGGCTTACAAGAAACCACATCACGCTAGCGACACCAGAAGATGTTGCTAAGGGGTATGGTCTATAAATGGAAATTTTGAGGGTTCCACCTTATCCAATTACAACCACCTGGACACTACCAGATGCTGATTATGACTACATTGTCTATGTTGAGGATTTGGTGGACCACTCAATTGAAACATCAACCATCACATCAAACGAAGATGGGGTAGTAACCTACATTCTTCCAGCAGCAAAGGTTCAATTTGATAGACAATTTCTCATTCGATTCTATGATGCAGAATATGAGCACATTATCTATGAGTCAAATCTAGACATTGTTAGACCATACGTAAACCCTAGTTCTCTTGCTACCACTGCAACAGACATTGCGAACTACAAGAAAAACGAACTCATTGCAAGATCAATAATTGATACTTATACAGGAATCGGATTCTACAACCACAAATCAATTTTGCAGGTTGTAGGTAATGGTTTGGACTATATGCCAGTGTGGAGAGACGCTAACCGTGTACTTAAGGTATATGAGAACAACGCCATGATCTTCAACGGAGAAGATGTTGCAATACCAATTACCAATTTTGAAACAACAGGCACAGACACTGTAGTAGAAACGGAGTCAGCACATGGCTATCTCGTTGGAGATTCAATAACTTTGGCAGGATTTACAAACACAGACTATAACTCCACCTTCTCTGTACAAGAGGTAGTTTCTACCACAGAGTTTAGAATTACCACTCTTGCCGAACCAACTCTAAACGGATCAGAGACTGCAAAAAGGGTTTGGGCTTATAACTTCAAAGTCACCCTAGATAACTCGGCAATTGTAAAAGAGTTTACAGGATACTCAAACATTATTACAACAAACTACCCCAAACTACCAGTCGCCAGAGGAGACTACGCCTATGACGATAGAAACTACGGAACCTTTGTAAATAATGCAGACTACCTTTTTGTCCTTGACGAAGGCTTCCGTGCTATTCCAGCAGACGTTGAAAGAGCGACAGTGATGCTAATTGACGATCTGATGTGCGGTAGGTTAGACTACTATCAGAAGTATGTTACCACATACAACACCGATCAGTACAGAATTCAATTCGATAAGAAGATGCTAGAAGGAACAGGTAATCTTATAGTAGACAAAATACTTGACAAGTATATGAAGTCTATTACTAAAGTTGGGGTGCTGTAATGCCTACCTGCGAAACTACCAGTTTTACCTTTCCACTTCTTGCAGACATCTACTACCCTATTGTAGAGCAGACTGCACTTGGCAGCATTAAGAAACAGTGGATACACGACAAGACCCTTTCCTGCTCTTTGACAACCGCAGGATCTGCACTAAACGAAGATGTTAAGCCAAACGTTAACATTACAAAAGAACTGCTGCTTCTTGGAAGAATGCGTTCAGACATCAGGGTATCAAGTTCAGACTCTAGAAATGCAATAACCAATATCTTGATTACAAATATTAGAGATACAAATGGTAATCAGATTTACGTAGAAACCTCTGGACCAAGATCTGGACAGTCAACCCTTTTTGAAATTGCTACAAACGAGCCATTCATCAATCCTTTTGGCTCAGTAGAGTACTACAAGGTAGTGTTACGCAGATCAGAAAACCAAGGGACTGATGTTTAATGCTAACAATGAACGTAGACCTTTCTAAATTTAACAAAGACATGAGAGGTATCTTGGCATACTCAAACGGATTTCTAGACGGTGCAGAGAGAGCAATGCCAGCCCTACTAAGCCTTGTTGGAGCCAAAGTATCAGAAATGCTAAAGAACTTTGTCGATTCAAATGCCAGGGTAAATCCAGAATCACTTCATCACGTATACGAGTGGTATCAAACAGGAAGTCCAAACGCAAGACTATTTGACATTGACTATGCGGTTGTTGGAAAAGGTCTGTCAATCTCTTCATCTTTCAGTCAGTCAAGAAGCATCAAATCTGGTTCACGAGTTCCATTCTACGACAAGGCTAGAATTATGGAAGAGGGAGTTCCTGTCACAATTGTTCCTAGGACAAAATTAGTTTTTGAGGTAGACGGAGAAACTGTGTTTACCCCAAACGCAGTTCGTGTAGAAAATCCAGGCGGTAGAACACAGGGCGAGTACGAAAGAGTCTTTAATTTATTTTTTGATGTATACTTGAAGCAATCCTTTCTAAATCAGGTTGGCATTATGACTAGACTAAACCAGGTTAATGAATTCGACGCAAAGTTCTCTTCTGCAAAACGTGGGGGTAGAGGGCTAGGTCTTACAACAGGATATAACTGGATCTTGAGAGCAGGTAAAGAATAATGGCAATGTCATACCCACCAATTTTTATTAATAAGTATTTGGCTGAAAAGGTTTCCCAACACTTTGACGGAAACTTTACGCTGCCGTTCTTCCCAAGCCTACCAACCGACATTGATGCACTTACCGAAACCTTTCCACTCAGCAATGGAACATTTGCGGTATACGACAGAATGTTCAAGTATAGAAGATCACCATTTCCACACATTAAGTCAGAGCAACTATTGTACTACTTCTACAAGATGCAGGGAGATTCAGAACTAATGACTGAAATCTCTCAAAAGGTGTATGACCTACTAGACCGTGAAGACGAGTCTGCACAAGAGGTTAATGAGTGGGTTAGACGTTTGCCTAGAAACCCTAATGGAACAATATCCTTTGGAACCGACCCAACAGAGTTCCAGCCAGTATTCTTTCACAGGGTAAAGATGTATCAACTAGAAGAGACCAGGGATATCGTAGACTTTGGTACAGCCAGAACTTATGCTGGAAACAAGATAATTATTGACTACGAATATCACCAGATAGTATAAAAAGGCTGTTATACTTATAACTGAGGAAACACCACCCAAAATTCCATAAAGAAATAAGAGGTGAAAAATTATGGCATATACAAGAGGAACTAACACCAACATTATCGTTGGTGCAGCAGCACTATTTGTTTACAAGCCAGGTCAACTTGATGATCCAGCAAACCAACTACCATCATACGTCGATGGTATTTCGTACAAGGACGAGTTGTCGGGCTACATTGCAGACGCATTCTGGGACGGAAGTCCAGCCCAGACTGGTCCAAACGCAACTAAGGCAGCAAACTTTGAGAACATCGGTTACACCAGCAATGGTCTAGAACTACAGTTCCAGCCTGACTTCGGTGAAGTACAGGTTGACCAACTTCTTGACGTTGCAAAGTTGTACAAGCAGGGTATGCAGGTTAACCTGAATACTTCGTTCGCAGAGGCAACTCTAGAGAACTTGCTTTACGCAACCGCTGCTAACCCAGATGACTTCGACAACGGAGTTACCAACCCAGACCTGAAGGAACTAACCCTTTCTGCAGGTGACCTAGGTGAGTGCCCAATTGAGCGAGGAATCGTAGCAGTTGGTCCAGGTACTGGAGAATGTCAGCCAGACGAGCAGGTAGAGCGTATCTACATTGGTTACCGTGCACTCTCAATTGAGAATGTTACAGTATCAGCAAAGCGTGACGAGGCTACAATGTTTGAAGTATCATTTAGAATGCTTCCAGACAACAGTGCATCATACGGTAAGATCGTAGACCGCACCATCCCAGCAGTATCGTAAATATAACTTAATATAGGGGAAAGCCGTCTAGTTAACACTAGGCGGTTTTCTTTTTGGTATACTTAGTAGATGGCTACCCAAATATACAATTCCGAAATGATATACACTGTCGATGGAGATCCAGTGTACCTTACGCCACTTAAGATTAAGTATCTAAGAATATTTATGAAGGAATTTGAGAACATCAAAACAGCAGCCGATAATGGAGACGCATTTGCTTTTGTTTCTAAATGTGCCCTAATTGCCATGATGCAGTATAAGCCAGAAATAAAGACAATCGAACAGATCGAAGATACTTTTGACATTGTTAGCCTTTACAAGGTCTTAGAGATTGCAGCAGGGATTACACTAAAAGCACCAGAAGACTCTGACGAGCCAATCAGTCAGCAGGCAAGCAACAGAGAAAATACATCCTGGGAGACAATGGATTTGGCTAAACTAGAGTCAGAGGTATTTTTGCTGGGTATCTGGAGAGACTACGAAGAACTTGAATCATCACTGTCTATGCCAGAACTATCCGAGACCCTCAATGCAAAAAGAGAAGAGTCATATAATGAAAGAAAGTTTCTAGCAGCACTAAAAGGAATCGATATTGATGGAGGCTCCCCAAAGCAAGAAGAGAATGCATGGGAAAAACTAAAGAACAAAGTTATGAATGGTGGAAAAGACTCAAACGATGTCACATCTCTAAGGGGTGCAAAGGCTAGAAAGGCTGGGTTTGGCATCGGCATGGGCTTAACCTACGAGAAACACTAATTAAAAATTCTTGTTTATGTTATAATAATATAGACCTTTAAAAGGAGGAAAACAATGGCAACAACCGTAAATGAAGCAAAGACAATTACACTGCTTGACGGAACTAAAATTAGCATTAGACCACTGAAGATTTCCCTACTTCGTCCATTCATGGACAAGTTTGAAAAGATTTCAGAGGTTGCGGACAACAACGCAAAATCAATGGATCTTCTTCTAGACTGTGTGGCAATTGCTATGAAGCAATACAAGCCAGAACTAGCAGAAAAGCCAGAAGAGTTGGAAGACCTTCTTGACCTTCCAACAGTATATGAAATCGTGGAAGAAGCCTCTGGTCTTAAGATCGCAC